GCCGCGATACCCGCACAGTTCGGCCCCAGGAAGGACCCGCGCGTCAATTTATTGGCTTAGTAAATTAGTAAGAAATTAAATCGAGCAAAATCAGTCACTTGTTCGATCATTCTGCTGATAGTTCTGTGTGCGCAATCTACTTAATGTTATGTGTGAGCGCTTACTAACCAAAAAATCTAATAGAAACAATAACTTGCTGATCAGTTGATTTAAATATAGCTGCCTTGGTATGGCGTTGAGGAAGAATCGATTGTAGTTGTATATCTGAATTTATTATTTGTACTATGTACGCGCCATGGCTATAGTATGACCGTCGATAGGCGATATCAGCCATAGACGATCACCTGATATAAATGAGGAGCTACACATGTACACACTAACCGTCACACGAGACAGCAAGGCGTTCCGCTTTTGCGGACGTGATCTGGCTATCCTGATCAGCCAGGCCGCCGAGTACGATACGGCAGTGATCACTGACCCGGACGGCGATGTGATATATGAGCTGTCTTTCCCACTTTTACTACAGGCGCAGGCCTGCTAATCGATATCATCCACAGGAGCACACAAAATGCTGAACAGGTTCGAACGAAAATCACACAAGTCTGCTAGAGCTGACGCGCAGGAAAATCTTGGCCGCATCACTCACTACGTGGATAGCGATGTATTGCGATTCCACAGATCCCGAATCCTGCATACAGTAGTCCACCCGACTGGACTACTGTATGGGCTGGTCGAGTCATATGCGGCCGATCCGTATGGGCATCGCCGTCTCTATCGCGGCGTTATCTTCGACGCCTTTGGGAACGTCGTATATCGCCCTGACCTCGACGACGGTTTTGCCAAGAAAAAGCCAGCGCTGGAGGCGCTCAAGTCTGCGATGAGCGCGGCAGATCCTTTTAGAATCACGTCTGCGGCTATCTCAGACGAGCGGAGACGCGCCATCAGACACGCCCGCCTGTGCCGTGAGGAGCTGGCTAGGATCAAGGAGGAGTACAGCAAATGACTGACAAGCGCGACTTACCCCCTGGCGCTGGCATTCTGCTGGCCCTTATCTTCGGCGTCGCTTTTTGGACGATTGTCGGAATTTTCATTTATTTTTCAATATGATAGGAGGAATACACAATGACTGACAAGACTGGCAAGACTAATGGGTGGTGGGCTGATGACGGCACTGGCCCTGCGTTCTTCTCCGACGCCGAGTCGGCTAGCGAGGCGGCGCAGGAGTATGTAACCGGCGCCAATTGCGCAAATGGGCTGGCGTCTACCATGACCAAGGTATTGTGCTGTCCTTATAGCGAAGACGGTGATTATACGCGCATAACAACGGTCGATGTCATTATCCCACCGACTGAGCCGCCATGTACTGAGGATAAGCACGACTGGCAATCGCCTATCAATGTAGTCGGTGGTATCAGCGAGAGTCCGGGCGTGTACGGCCATGGTGGCGGCGTCACTATCACTGAGGTGTGCAGTCACTGTGGCTGGTATCGTGTGCAGGACACGTGGGCCGATGATGGCTATGGCGGTCACTACGACGCTACTGAGTATCGAGAGCCAGACTCCGCATCGCTGGAGTGGGTCGAGTCTGTATCTGACGATGATGACGACGAGGGATATATCGATGACTGATAGAGCATATCACGCTATCCGTGCCGCACAGCACATCACACAGTGGGGACGCTATGCCGCTCGCAGATATACTAAGCGGCGCGGCGTCAGCCCACGGCTATATCGTATCGCCAGGCAGTGCGAGGCGATGACACAGGGGGTGTATCATGACTATCTATAATGACCAGGTGGCGGCGACGATGCGCCAGCACGACCTGACTATCGAGCAGGTGGCGGCAGGGTGCTATGTGTCAGTGCACACCGTCAGATCATGGCTTAGGCCGCGCGGCAGCGCTGGGTGGCGACGTGTAAGGCCTGAGCGCGTGCATCTGCTGCTGATGTGGGTGCATGACCATATCGATACATAGAGGAGGCAAGAAAATGAACATTACTTACGCGGTCGAGGTAAACATGCTGGAGAGAATGCGCGAGATCGACCCACAAGGACTACTCTCGACATGCGAGGATGTCCTGGAAATGGTCAACGACAACCTGCTGACGAGCGACATGGTGACCTCAATCAATGAGGCCCTTGACGACTGGTCAGAAGCCGACCCTGATGGGTATGACAGCGATGCGGCCGCTCAGTTGGATGATGATATAGCATACATCATCCACGAGACGATCTGACCACCATAAGCCGGGGCCTCGCGCCCCGGCTTTTTTTTGCCCGCATCAGCGGGCTTTTTTTTGGCTGGTGATCCCTCCCCCTCACACCCACACCACCGAATGCGCGATCGTCCGTGGTGGTCTCCGCGCCGGCGCTACGCTCGCAGATGTACAACGACAGCCACGCTAGCGCCTGCTATAGTATCCCGCATGACAGCCTGAGAGCGCGTATAAGCAGAGATAGCGGCTTATTGGTATATCTATATGCGTACATTGTACACGGCCTGACACGGCGCCTCAGAGAGCCATCTATTCTGGCCGGAATCTTAATATTGATTCTGCTATTATGTTGTAAGCCATTGATTTCTATAACTTATTGATGATTAGTCGGAATTTTGGCGGGCGCCACCCTCTCGATATATTTTCCCTACGTTAAGCCAATAAGAATTAGCGATTCTGGTACAACTTTTGTAGAAAACGTTTTTCGGAAAATGTTTTTTTGAAAAAAGTGTTTTCACTTTTCGGTTTTTCCGTATCAAAAAATAAAAATCAATTTCGTTTGTAAGCTAGAAAAATACCTTTAGGTATCGCCTTTTTTATTAGCTGTTCTTCGTCTGTACCAATATGCATATCTTTGATACTGTTTATTATTTGCCAGAGCAAACAGACTGCCTCACAATGTCAGGTTCTTATGTAATTGCGGCTATATTCCTAACAGCGTAGATTGTCTTACCTTAGGTCCATTACATATCCGTTGATCTATTAAATATGGCATAAAAGCATGTCAATATCTGAAATCGATTAGATCACATTCAAACCACTATGTCGCAGTCTTTAAGAAATATAAACTTCTGTTACATCAATGAGGCAGGGGGGGGGTGATGTTTTTATTCTATTATTGCATTTTTTAGCTGGATTGTGCATTATTGCCTTTAGTCAACTTTAGGCTACTCCTTCCTTGATAAGTTGGCTATTTGCTCTCCTTCTCCTGTGGTTGCCCGTCTCTAAGGCGGGCTTTTTTATCAGCCAGTCAATAGTTTAGCCTTCTCTTTATACATCGATTTTATTTCTTTCAAATCATCGATATCCCATTTATGTGTTGCGTTTTGAGACTCAAGATACTTAACCGCATCTTTTCCAATTTTCTTTACAAGCCTGATTCTGTACTCGACCAGGTTGCCAGACTTATGGCTGTTGCACTGCGCGCATGATGCGTGGACGTTATGCTCGTGGAACCTTAACGCAGTCGCAATTCCAGCCGGACGGTAATGACTGGCATGACGCTGGTGACTTCCGTCGTCTATCTTGTCGCAAGATATACAAGGCAATCCCTTATCTCTTAATCTTATATAGCGATTGAAAGCCTGCTGTGCTTCTTTTGTCCATTCAGATCTGGTTTTTACGGCATCTCGCTCTGCCCTGCGCTTTGCCTTAGCCTCTCTTGCCGCCTTTGCTTCTTCGCGCTTTCGCGTCTTTCTGGCAGTGTTTACCAGGCACTCATAGCACCGAGTCTGCAAGCTGCTGTACTGCTCAAACTCATTACCACACCCGCGCTGACGGCATTTTACGATTTTTGGCATAATCTCTTGTTTTCAAAAGAAAATACGTGGCTTTTAACAATCATTCTTATTTCTTCCGGAACGCGCTTCATCGCCTTATCTCGCAAATCTGGCCTGAGCCTAACAATTATCGCTGCGTAATATCTTGGCGGCTTACCACCTGGCCAGGCTGTCATTTCATTCACTTTTCAATGGTAATGAATGCTGTGCACATTGGATCATCGTCTTCTGTTACCCATTCCGACGGGTACTCATCTTCGTCAACTTTGTAAAAGAACGTGTCAGCAATGATTTTACACGTCTCACTGTTGTCGCACTCATCATATTGTTTAGTTCCATTCATAGCCGCATCTTTGCTACATTTAGCACACCACTGCTCAAAAAATAGCAATCCTTCTGTGCCGTTGCTTGGTTTATATTTTTTCATATAGGCCTCTGGCTAGTTAAGTAAAGCTCTCAAATCGCATATGCGCTTAGATAATTCCTTTCTCTTGGCGTCCCTACTATCTGATGACAAAAGCCGCTCACGCTTGCGCTCAGGCTGTTTGCGGTAGCATTCTGGAACGTAGTTTAAGCCGAATTCGTTTTTTTTCTTGCCGAGGCACATTTCCCTGAACTCTGGGAGAGTCGGCGGCCATGCTTCGCCAGACTTTACACATATTTCAAGGCCGCTTGCAAACTGCTCGCCAGTTACTCCAGAAAGTCCTATTAACCACGTTTCTGCTGTCTGCGACAGATCACCTGCGCTAGTCAGCGCCTCGCCGTATCCAGAAACCCACTTATGGCCGTATATCTCGCCCATCCTTTGCCATAATCTCACCATATAGCGCTTCTTTGTCTCGTCTGCACTGTTCCTCGAAGCGTCTTGCGTTATCTGCTCCGATTTCTGATGCTGATAGCTTCCTACCAGTTCGCTGAGTTTCTTCACGATTATTGCCCCTATTCGTTGATTTTTCCCATGTCCTGATTGCCGCTTTCCAGTCCTTCATTGCATTGCGCCCTACCTTCCATCCATTCGATTCGTAATAATCAATGAATTGTTGCGGGTCTACTGAATTGCTGCGCTCACGACAATAAGAAAAAACGTCTTCAAGCGTAGGTCTTTTGAATGTTTTTCTCTTTGCTGATGCCTTTGGTTTTTCTTGAGATGCGTAGTGGATACAGTTGGCACGAATCTCGGCTACAGTCGGCCAATAACCTGGCTTTTCTTCGAGGTGTTTATATACCGCCATCATAACAACGTTATCATCAAACTGACTTAGACTTAATGCCCAGCTTGCTGAGAATTGGCGTGGTCCTATAGCTGTAACAGCCTTAACGCCCTTCTCGCCGTAGTTTGTCAGCAGGACTGAAATGGCTGCAATATGCTGATGACTGTGTGCTGGCAAGTTTAACTCAATTGCCGACAGGACTTTTTCTGTTTTTGAAAGGCTATGGATATTTTTTTCTTTATAACCCCCCTTATGGTCGGCACCTCCTGCCGTGGGGCCCACGGCACCTCCTGCCGGTTTAAAATTTAGACCGGCACCTCCTGCCGTGGGGATTTCGCTTTTCGGGACTGTCAAATCGTATGTAGAAACGCGTTTTTTTTCTCCAGCAGACAGGCCGCCACGCGTCCTAATTAACCACCCTCTGTCCTCAAGAATGTCAATTTGATTGCGGACTGATCGTTCAGACATACCTGTTTCATCCGCTATTCTTTTCTGGCTAGGCCATGCTATATCTGCATCACCGTTAGCGCACCTTGCAAGAAATAATGCAACCATTTTTGCATGTAATTTTAAATCTGATGACCAGATAAATTCCTGGATGTTTAACAGCCTTGTAGGTAGTGTCATGTAAATTATCCTATACTTACGCACACTAACGCGTCATTAGGATGAATTTATTACTGGATTATTTTATTGGCGAGGTTGCGAAAGAATGAATGTGTGGCTATAATTCATTCCATCGGGGGTCGCCAAACCAGTCCCGAATGCAGTAAAAGATACCCCTCTTGGTCGCAATGTTCAAGAGGGGTTTTCTTTTACCTGGTTCTTTTCACCTTTCTATTCTTCCTTTTCCCACCAACGCAGTGCTCACAGGTAAATTTGTCAGCATATATATATGGATTAGTGATTTTGACGCCATACTTATATCTTATATAGTTCTTTGTATTTCTTGGTTGTATTCTGTACACAACACGATTTAAGTCAGTTCTCCAGACAGGCTTTGTCTTTAGCCAATTTCCAATACTGCTCAATTGCCGTAATTTCTTGTTCATTTACATAAACAACTACGAAGAATCTCTGCAAGCTTACGTAATGCGTGATAAACAAACGCATTTCCTGGATCATTACATTCAGCAATCTCTATCGCCCTCTTTATCTCTATTGCATAGTAAGCAGCTGCATCGCCTCGAATAAACACGCCTGGCCAATCATCACCGACCTGTAAAGGACCAGTTTCGAGCCTTTGTATTCCATTTTGCTCAGGTAATCTGACTACAGGTAGGTCATGACTATCCATATTAAAACCCTCAACTTAAGTGTCCTACTTGTCAAAATCACAAAAATCCAAGCAACTCATCAATAACCATGTCAACATCTTGACGCGAATAGTCTGATAAAATGTGCTTGAGAATTACATCGACAGTTGCTGAGTAGAATGCCTTGAACTCTGATTCACCCATCTTTGCCCAGCTGATTGACCGCGCCTCGATCCTCACAGAGCCATTGATACCGTAATGGGCGTCATAATGGCCTGCAAGAACAGTTATGTGCTTCCTGAACGTCTCAAGGTTCTTCTCAGGCGTGAACCTGCTGTCGTTTCCTTCGACCTCCTGTGGCTCCCAATGCTCGTATGCGTAGTTGATCAGAGCCCACCACTTACGGAAAAACTTTCCATTCCGCATCTGGCTGAATTCTGCGCTGATTACATCACCTTCTTTTATTCCTATAACATAATCAGTACTTTCGCCTTCAAGCGGCATTAGGACTAGCTGGCCGTGTTTTACTAATGACAATTTCATAATGTCTTTTTTTGCTCAGTTATCGTGATTACATTCATTCTGAGCAGAGTATTCTGAAGCAATATTTCTAAGCGCTTCTAAAAGATGTGTTGGTATACTGACATAATTATGCTGCATGATATCCACCATGTTTTTCGATTGTGTCTTTTATCTTCCTCATTCGCAGCCATTTAAGCATTGAATCATATTGCCGCTTTGCAAGAGCATACCCATATTCAGCGAGTGCGTCCCACTTATCATCATCAGTTGGCAATTTACGATCCGCGAAAATCTCTAGGCGCAAAATTGTCCTATCTATATACTCTTCTGACTCTGGATCGATTTTCATCGCTGTTGTTGGAGATCCTGGCGACTTGATTGTCCAGCCGTTCATGTAGCTTCTTTTCTCACTCATTATCTAGTTTCTCCTCTTTTACAAGCAGACGCGCCTTAAACTCGCCGCCAGTCGCTTCCTCGACACGTCTGGCAAGTAGAGGTGAAAGCCCCCCCCTTGTGATCGCCATTGATAACGATTCCTGAGTCGTGCGAGTCAAAACAGTGATTGCTTTTAATGTCTTGAATTTATTGATTAACCTTCGGAATTCAGGCCGCACATTCCTAAGCCTTTCATCTCTCACGAAATTTCTTGGTTCTCTGATTTTTCCCATATTTACCTCTATCATTATCATTTATTGATATAAGTCTGATGGTGCAACTTGCTTGACTTCCGTTATATATAATCTATTATGGTGCACATATTCAGACAAATCAAGTGGAAGATTAATATGGACAAAATAGAAGCGCTAATAAAGGATATAGCGGAAACAAATACTGTTCCTGAAGTAATACTTAGGGCTTGGATCAAATATGCCAAAGCAGGCAGCCAATGTGCAGTTGATAACCTCCATGGTGCGGCAATGGCTACTAACGGAGATACATCTGATCTGCTGAAGGAGTTGCGCGAAAAAGCAAGGGAATTGGTTAGGGCAAAAATGTTTAGCAATTACTAATTGGAGAAGAATATGGGTGAAATTTCTGAAGTAAAGACCGGAAAAACATTCTCATTAGTGCCTGAAAATCTTGAACAGGCGATGAAGCTGGCTGAGATTATGGCAAGCAGCGATATGGTGCCGAAAGATTTCAAAGGGAAACCTGGGAACGTTCTTGTTGCAGTCCAGATGGGTGGAGAACTCGGCCTGCCTCCTGCGCAGGCGCTGCAAAACATAGCCGTTATTAACGGGCGTCCATCATTGTGGGGCGACGCTGCGCTTGCCGTTGTGCAAAGCCATCCGAAATTTGAAAGTATCACGGAGACTTATGACCCTGATAATGATGCCGCAATTTGCACTATCGTGCGACGAGGAGAAGAGCCACATACAGTAATATTTTCGCGTCTCGACGCCCAAGATGCTGGACTTCTCGGGAAACCTGGGCCATGGAAACAGTATCCAAAACGGATGATGCAAATGCGTGCGCGGTCATTCGCGTTGCGTGACAAATTCGCAGATGCGCTGAAAGGCATCTCGATAGCAGAAGAAGCACGTGATATGCGGCCTATAGACATGGGCCAGGCAAAAGTAATTAAAAGCGAAGAGCGTGTTGTCGAAGCGCTACCTGAATACCCGGCAGATAAATTCGAAAAGAACTTTACAGCGTGGGAAAACATGATCCACACAGGCAACAAAACGGCACAGCAAATCATTGCCATGGTGTCATCGCGCTATACGATGACGGATGAGCAGCTCTTAAGATTAGAAGCCTGTAAAGTAGGCTCGCAAGAATCAGAGAATAAGGAAGAGCGATGAAAATCTTAAAACTGAACAAAGAACATTTCGATGCTGATAATAATTATATTGGCGATATATGCATCGGTGACTTTGATGGCTCTATCGAAATAGAAGAGTCGCTTGGTTGTGTGTTTTTCAAAAGAATCAGTGTTACAGGTTACGTTTTAGCAAAAGCGGGCACCGGCATCAAAGTGGGCCGGGGTATCAAAGCTGGCTTGGGTATCGAAGCTGGCGATGGTATCGAAGCTGGCGGTGGTATTAAAGCTGGCCGGGGTATCAAAGCGGGCCGTGGTATCGAAGCTGGCGAAGGTATCAAAGCTTGCTGTGATATCGAAGCGGGCTTTGATATCCAAGCGGGTCGTGGTATCGAAGCGGGCTATGGTATCGAAGCTGGCGAAGGTATCAAAGCTGGCTATGGTATCAAAGCTGGCTATGGTATCGAAGCTGGCTATGGTATCAAAGCTGGCTATGGTATCGAAGCTGGCTATGGTATAGAAGCTGGCTATGGTATCGAAGCGGGTCGTGGTATCGAAGCGGGCGATGGTATCGAAGCGGGATTTGGTATCTAAGCGGGCTATGGTATCGAAGCGGGCGATGGTATCAAAGCTGGCTTGTGTATCGAAGCTGGCCTTGTTATCGAAGCGGGCTATGGTATTCATTGCGGCAAGAACCTTTCATCCGGTTTGAGGATTTTTGCAGGTTTATGTATTTATAGACTGCCAATTGGAGATGAGAAAAAGATCACCTGTCGCAAATTGGTAAAAGGCGAAGTGTGCTATGGAGAATTGATAGAGGGCTGAAGAAATGACTAACAACGAAAAAATAACTGAAAAAACATACCACAAATTTGCGCAAAACTCACAAGAATGGCACGCACACAGGGCGTGGCCGACATTTAACGCGTCAGATATCGCAAAGGTTATGGGCGTTGATAAATACACAACGCGCGACGAATTTATTGCGCAATGTGCTACAGGTGAAACCCCTGAAATTAGCACGTACCTTAAACGTATCTTTGATAAAGGCCATAAAGACGAACGATTGGCCAGGCCTATTGCCGAAAAGATTGTCGGTGAAGAGCTGTTCCCAGCAACAATTAGTATAGTTGTTGATGGATTGAAGTTTTCAGCAAGTTTCGACGGACTTACCATTGATCAATCAATCTCATGGGAGCATAAAGGGCTAAACTGCGATCTTTCGACAAATGTCCAACAAGGAACGATTTGCGACATGCATAAAATTCAAATGGAGGTTCAGTTATTTATTTCCGGTGCAGAAAAATGCTTGTTTATGGCGTCAGAAAACGGCAACGAAGAAACAATGGTATCAACCTGGTATGAGTCAACCCCTGGACTCATGGATGAAATCATTGCGGCCTGTAAACAGTTCAAGGCCGACGTTGATGCATACGTTCCAGTTGTGGCAGATGTGGATGCTATGCCAGCGCCTGTTGAGTCATTACCTGCCATTAGGTACCAGCTTAACGGCATGGCTATTAAGTCGAACCTTGACGAGTATAGGGAAGCTGCAGAGCGCCTAGTTGAAGAAAGCAAGCTTCCAATGACCACAGATCAGGAATTCGCTACCGCAGAGGTGCGCAATAAGGCGTTGCGTAAGGCTGTGAAGGATATAAAGGCAGTCTGCGACAGGGTAATAAACGAGGTTTCTGATATCGCCAAATTCCGCGACGATCTAATGAGCATAGGTGAGATGCTTCGCCAGGCTGCGCTCAACGGAGAAAAGCAGGTTAAGGCACGTAAAGAACAGTTGCGTTTTGATATTATCAAGAAAGCCGAACGTGATCTTGCTGATTATTGCTCTAAATTGGATGCAGAGTTGGATGGCGGTCCGTATTTAGGTCGCATTAGCGGAAACTTCATCAATGCGGCGAAAGGGAAAAGTAAACTGTCGTCTGTTCAGTCAGCCGTAAACGATGAGCTAGCACGGGCGAAGATAGAAGCAGACGGAATTGCCAGAAAGATTCGTGTCAACCTGAAAACGTTAAGCGAAGAAGCTGAGGAATTTAAATTCTTGTTTGCTGATTATAAGCAGATAATTTTTAAAGAAACTGAAGATTTTGGCGCGCTTGTTCGTGATCGTGTTGCACAGCACAAGGCAGATGTTACACGTAAGGCTGCTGAGAAGAAGGCTGCAGAGGAACAAGCCGAGGCCAAGCGCAAAGCCGCTGAAGAGCGCGACCGTGCAGCAAAAGAATACATGGAACTTACCGTAGCAGAAGGTGAAGCAGCCGGAAGACAAAAAGTTGCCTTAAAAAATTGTAATGAAAATAATGTCTCAATCGAGAAAGACCCAACGATACAGATCATGAAAAGTATTGCTGCGCATGGAATATCTTCAGTTATCGCTAACACAGTTGCTCAGCTTATCGTTGATGGTAAAATTGATCGTGTTTATTTTTCATAGTTTTTTTGCGTAAACAAATACAAAAAAATAGGATTTAATAATGGGTAAAGATTTGAATCAGTGCAATTTTATTGGGCGTATTGGCAAAGACCTGGAACTTAAATATATGCCAAGCGGAAACGCTGTCGTTAATTTCAGCATTGCATGTGGCGATGACTACAAAAAAGACGGGCATGTAATCGAACAAATGAACTGGATCAACATTGTTGCGTTTGGTAAGCTTGCAGAGATTATTACAGAGTATTGCGCAAAGGGTTCTCGCGTGTTTATTAGCGGTAAACAGCAGACAAGGAAATGGCAGGATCAGAACGGCAACGACCGCTATACTACAGAGGTCATCGCCAACCAGGTGCAGATGCTTGATTCACGCAACGATAGCAGCAGCAAGCATTGTGGCACGCAGAATAGTCAGACTAGGGTCGAAAGCGAGAGCAGCAGCAATAAACAGCCTGGTGGCCGAGAAACTGCCTCAGACTTCGACGACGATATTCCGTTTTAAAAAGCCTCGTTAGCTTAATGGTAAAGCAGCGGACTCATAATCCGTGGATTCTCAGTTCGAATCTGAGGCGGGGCACCACTTTTAAAAACGAGGAGGAAAAGAAATGGGTATATACACGAGTAATGAGCAGGAAAAATATACTCTCGAATAACTAATAGTAAAGCTAAGTCGCACAACTTCAATGCTCAGTAAATTCCAAAGAGCAATAAACGAAATTGATGATTATTTCGAATATAGAATGGAGTCAAAAACTGACCAAAGTTATGTGCGCCAAGTACTTAAGAATTTAACGGACAGTTTAATCGATGACCAAAAATAAGTGTGTTTAAATACAATCTCAGGAGAGGCAAAAATGAAACTCTGCATGACATATAAAGACGGCAGCATTAAAACAATAAAAGGAATCAAAAGCATCAAAGAGCGTAGAAGGAACTTTAAAGTATTCGCTTTAGTGGCTACATTCGATAACGGAAAGAAAGAGGAGTACGGCGTGAAAGATGTTGCCATATATTGGACTATAGGGAAATAGGAAGGAGACTTATGATGAGCACAGAGCGCAAACTGGCACTCACAGTTGGAAATGAAGGGGTTAAAAACCTTGGTGAATTGTGGAAGAGCTTAAATGATTTGTCGGCCCACATAGTTGAGGACAATAATAAGCGCGGTTATTGCCCAGAAGATGTTAGGCGGTTACAGATTCACGCAATAAAGGCTATTTTAAGAGAAATTGAAGCAATTTTTGACGCATGAGATTTGGGGACTCCAAGAAATAATAGGAGGCTAACAATAAGAGGTGGTAAAAATGATTGCTTGGGAATTTCTTATAAGTCTTCACGAAGTGTGTAAGTTTACTAGCAGAGAGAGAAAAGGCATCGCATCTAATAGTGAATTGAAGCGCTGGTGTTTAAACAAGGCAGTCACTGTTAATGGCACTACCATTGGCCCGTTTGATGAAATGCCAGAACGCATTGATTCGTTTGTTTTATTCACAAAAAAGAAGAAGGTAACTTTATGGTAAAAGCTATGCAAGTGATTGTTGGAGATTGCGATGAAGCGACAATCTTATGAATCTTGGCGTATCACGTACCAAGATCCTGAGCACGCAGCTAGAGCAGCATATAAAGAACTAATGAAGGCGTATGACGCACTGGAGTATTATGCCGACAGGAGCAAGTATTTTCACCCAGTAAATAATTGTTTTTCTAAAATTCTTGGCGATTTTGGAAGAACTGCAAGAAAAGTATTGGGGCTTGACGATAAGTTTTAATTTACAAATTTTATCCAGCGTGGTTGAATTGTCGATACAGCAGATTTAAAATCTGTCGCCCTAGATGATTGCGGGTTCGAATCAATCCGCTGGCACCAATTTCAAAGTAACGGCGTGAAACTGTCTGAAATGCTGCTTTGCCAATACAATGACCATCCGGAGGTTATTGTGCCGTTCCGCAATTGGCCAGATGGTTGATCGCCTTTTTTTATTTGGATGGAATAATGACAAAGATAAAATACGGCTCAGACGATTTCGATTGTGTCTGCCTCGTCGGAGTATGGGAAGAGATACGCGTCCATGTTACTGGCGTACATCACTGGGTAAGAAATAATTGGGCGGAGGACCAAGGTTATTTTGACGAAGATGACTACGATATCACTGAGTTGCGTGTAGACGGGAATATTGTTACTGAGAAGACGCTATCAGTGGTAACTGGATTGTCTGAGGATGATATCGACAGCTCGCTTGAGTGGCAGATCCTGCATTTTCTGGAGACGGGAGAAGACAGTGCGTGAATTTTTTCTTACGCAACCCTTGACAATAGGCGATAGCCGCCCACAATAAGACTCAACCCTCGCGAGTCTGTCAAAAAGCTGAAGGTCAAGCTGGAGATTGATTGCTCTAAGTGCGAGCGGGTCGGCGGTATAACAGTCATAGTGCCGCTTGGGATCGTCATGGGTTCCAGTATCACCTCCGTGCCGTGGAGCTTCCCTACCGATAAAGGCGCTCTTAATTCGATAAAGGAGGTTTTGAAATGAATCGTAGTTATAAGGGCGAGCGATTTTTCTTGTACGACCCGGAAGGCGACGGTATGCAGTACTTCGCTACTGAGTACGAGCGCGATCAAGCGGCACGCGCGGCAATTAATAACAGCCTTGAGGATGGCGTATGGAGCGAGCTTGCCGACCAGATCGTGGTCGGCGTCATAACTGCATCTGCGAAAGCGGTGAATATCAGACACAAGCCAGCAGACGCCATAATCGACGAGAATGGCGACGACGAAGACGGCGTATATTGGGGAGACCAGGAACGCATATGTGATTATGAGTTAGCAGCATGGCATGGGATAAATGCCCTTCTTTTGATGTATGAGAAAATAGACCCGGAAGGTAAGTTGCCGCGCGTGGACATGACAATAGACACATCATGACTGCGTGAATAACCACTTAGCTCAGTTGCGCGAAAGAAGCGCAGCGTATTGAGCGTCAACTGGAGCGCCTTGTTAGGCGCAGGAGATAAGTATGCCAAATACACAGAAACATATTGATGCAGTTTGCAGGCAGCGAGATATTCCGCCAGTTAAAAAGGGTATGGCATGTTCAGTAGATGGCAGAGCCGGAAAGATTGTCGGTGGCAATTCATCTGCTAATTTTAATGTTAAATTCGACGATAATGGCAATACTAGAAATTGCCATCCGTATTGGAGATTTCAAATTTATACTGATACGGGTCTACTGTATTACGATTATGAACAGGGCGTTACTTGACGCCTAACTACTATTCCGCGACAAAAATGAGATGTAACAACGATAATTGAGCGAAAAAGGACAGCCATGACCGCTAAAGAACTGAACGACATCCGCGAGCGCTTATGCCTTGGCCCTGTTGCTATGAGTCGGGCGCTTGGCGTCAGCTACACAACATACCGCGATTGGGCAAGCGGCAAAACGCGCGTCCATCCTGCTGCTGCGCGGTGTGCTGAATTGCTGCTGGAATTTCCATTCAGCCGCGTGTCTGAGCTAGCGATCAAAAGTGAAACAATTAATAACTAATAAATTTATTAAACACAAATTAAACAATAGTTCGTAACATATTGATTTTGTTGTTTAATAAATTGTGGCTGGTGCCAGGCAACGATGGTGCGCATCAGAGAGAGGCGGTCGCGGCTTGTTGGCCTGGTCTTTTACTCTATCCCCACCAGCCAGGAAGTTCACTCGGCTTCGTCGATAGCCTGCTGGAGTCGCAGGCGCGCTGCTGTAGCATCGACGTTAAGCGCATCCCACGCGTCTTGCGGAATGTCTTCTCCAGCGGCTTGTGCACGCTGTATGACAAGGCTAGCCTGTTGGAGGCGTAGGGTAAGCTCAAGTACAACCCCGAGCGCATCGGCTACGGCCCCAGCAGCCGCTACTGTTTTGATCGTGCTCATTTCGATGCCTCCTGTTGTCGCAAATAATTTTCAAGTTCGTACAGGATTTCCTGCGCCTTCCGCAGACCCTCCTGAGCGCCATCGATATCCACAGTACCATCTGCAAGCCTGGCAATATCTAGATACGTGCTAGCCTCGCCTGATCGCTGCCAGACGCGGATGGCGTCGGCTTTCGAGATCCGTTTGCGCTCCAGCAAGTCGGCGGCGCTGTTATCGATAGCGACCAATGTGCTCTTTGCATAGAAAATCTGCTCGCCAAGTGTCTGTGGCGTTGCCATGCTGGCGCAGCCAGACAGCGCGACGATTAGCATAACGATCACGAAGCCATATGCGCGATTGATGTTCATTTTCACTTTTCACCTTCCTTTTTCGGTTGATTGCCCATTGCACCACTGATTCCAGCGCCGACCGCGAATAGCCATGCCATGAGCGGTATGCTACCAAGATCACTGGGCGTAATCTGTGCTCCGCCGTCCATCGTTGATAGAGAACTGCCAAGAGCCATCACCAGCCCCATGACGAATAATAACACGCGTTTGATTACTGGATTCATTTCATCACCCTCAGTCAGTTAGCTGGAAATGAGGCATGTCTGAATTGTTCCACAAGCCTCCCCATTCCAGCTTGTGTCCAAGCTCACTTGCGGCCTGCATCATTGCTACGGCAACCATGGCCATATGCTCAGGTTCCCATGATGCTTTTCCATTAACATACGCAAACACGTCAAGAGCTTTCCCGTCTTGATGTCTGCTGATATTAGTTATACCGTCAACGCTACTAGCGCCAGTTGAGTAAAGATAATGCTGATCCTGCTGACTACGGACACCGCCGTATTCAGGGATGCCGAAATCTACCTTTGAAATTGCCAATGCGCGATGTGCAATCTGCTGCAACCTACCATCGACGCCTTCCATTCGATTGAGTGATCGTTGCGAGAATCTGAACATATCAAAACCTCTCTGTTGGTTTGAGTGGAGGCCGAACTGGCATATGAACAATCCGACGATCTGGCAATAAAAACCACCGTGGTACAAATGCAGTTTTGTCTGGCTTGCGAAATGGAATAGAATTTCTCCAATTCTCCAGCCTATCAATATCGCGGATTATCGATTCTATATGATCCTGATTGTTTGCAACCCTCTCTGTAAGAGTTGCAACTGTAGAAAGCACAGCCGTGATCTGGCGATTTTGATACGTTAATTGCTGGCTCTGATATCCCAACACAGCTAGTAATAGTGTCGATAGGAATATCAACCATCTTTGTAGTGATTCTGTTGCTGGTTGTTTTTGTTTCATATAGATGAAAAATTATTCTTGGTAAAATAGTGACTCAGAAAAATATACATTTAGATAATCAGGAGAGGAAGCATCTCCAGTAAACCTCAAATACGAAAAATAATCATCGTAACTTATATCGGCTGATCCAGGTATAGTTGATGCTGTGCTAGTTGTTCCAACAAGCGCTCCATTCACAAAAAATTCTATTTTTTCATCTGGATATAATAATACCCTAAACTGCTTTTCAATTGGAGGTGATATAAATGCCAGTCCAGTTGTTGCATATAATGTTCCTGCTTTTGCCCATATTCCATAAATTTTAGTACCAACAATTTTAAACCCAAAAAATACTCCTGATGCTGTGGTGTATCTCCCAACTCCTAACAATATAGTTTTCCCGCTCATTGTAGTGTCATAGCCAGGCACAAAATACAACTTCATTGAAAAGCCCCTTCGCTTAGACCATAAAGCCGGTGGCGATGTATATTGTACTCGGCGATATATTTCTGTGTCTGATGCAGAAGATGGAATAAGCGCATCAACGTATCCTCCGTTGCTTATACTTATTGATACTCCAGAAGTTATGACATTTTCTCTATATACACCATCAACATATGATACTCTCCTAAATAGAGAATCATTACTAAACGTGTCTCCACCAATAATCTGTGAATTGCGACCCAGCACCACATCAGTACCATCAAAGGCAAGATATTTTTCATTGGCTGGATCGCCTACGGAAAATTTGGCGACTCCTCCTGATATGCCTGTCCACATCCCGTTACCAACAAGGTAGCCAGTAGCGCTACCAGTTTTAATGTGCCCAGCAGATAGTATTTCATATTGCGTCTCCTTTATTATCCCTGACGAAAATGTCGGCGGACTGCCGTCCGTAGGAACATTAAACGTTATCCCTAACACTGAGTCAAATCCTGTCATTCCTGCCGGACTCATTTCAGTGTAATTTGCGCCATTCGTGGCCCTAATCCGCGTATTGCCTGAGTCCAGTACAAGACCGCCAGCAGTCATTGATCCAGAAGCGATAGCCCACCCGCCAACCGCTCCAGCAGTAGCAGTGACTGTGCCGCTAAACGTGCCGTCAACAGCTGTCAGGAGGCCCGTGGCAGGGTCTAGCGTGAACTTTGCTACACCACTACTATTATAGCCCTTGATGCCGTCAGTACTGATCTCAACGCCTTGTCCATTGGCAGCATTTCCAGTGGTTGGGCTTGTTGTGATCTTATTGCCTGATCCAATAACAGTCTGGCCAGCCGATGCGGTGAGGGTCTTTGACGCGGTTGCGTACTCCTCAGACTCGACGCCGAAGATAGATACCGGCTTTGCACGTACTTCATATGTTGCTACGGCCTTCGGGACATAAACAACCAGCTCCTCGGTACCTGAGACGAACCCAACAGGCTTCCACGAAGCCTTAGTGGTGTCCTTTATCTCAACGTTCGCGCCGGAGTAATTGCCGTCAGAAGGAGGCGTTACTGATATCTCAAGCGCGGTGACGTTGAGCGTGTTGTTTGTTGCTGCACTCTCTGCAATGTTTACAGAAGCTGGAACAGAGGTGATTTTCGGAACGTCTTCAGTGGGAGTTTCAGCTGGAGGTATGCTAATAACCTTGCTGTTTGTTGATGAATGATCAATGGGAGAATATAACGCACCTATGTCATTGTTTCGCCATACACCTTTAGTAACACGGAAAGCATTTGTTTGAAGCGCTGGAGTGCCAACTATAGGCATATTGCCTTGCCTTGCAACTACCTCTTTAATTAATCCAGCTTCAATCGCAGAAGATCCATCTAGCAATACTAGAAATGCACCAGGAGCGCCACCCCCACTTGATCCAGCATATAATTTTACTTCTCCATTTATTGGAGAATCGTCACTCCCACCAAGAACACCATCAGCACCAGAAATATTGATTGCCGACCCAGGCTGACCAAACGCAGACCTGGTAATAAGAAGAAATCCTGAGCCACCTGAAGCAGGATTTCCACCAAGCGCGCTAAGTGTACACGTTGACTCATCCCATACACTATCGCATAGGAAATTGTTTCCTCCAGGGTTGCTAGTTTGGCCTCTTAAATCTGATGGCAGTCCTACTAATTGGCTGCCATCATTTGCAATCCTTATATTACCAGTGCCGTTCCCATTTCCATTTGATCTGCTTCCCTGTAAATTTATTCCTATCGCATGTTCTTCATTAAATAATCCATATGTGCCGAAATGGAATTTGAGGCCGCCCATTGATTCAGTCGAACCAATCCCAGTATTAACTGTGTAATTTGCAGTTGATCCTCCAACGCCATTTATAGCACCATTAAGCGTAAATGAGTCGCGGAACCGAAATTGAACATTGTCAACAATATCAACAGTTACCCCAGTATCAATTTGGACGCCGCCTTCATAATAAAATATAGCCCCTGGCGAATTCATATCTGCGTCGCCTACAAGCGTCACGTCTGCCGTGATGTGCCAAACACCTGAAGTGAGCGTCCCAGTAGTGACTGTGGATATGTCTATGCCACCGCTGGCAGGGCCATAAAACGAATTAGGAAGAACAGTCGATAACTCACTAGATGCAATCAAATCAGCCTTTTGAGAAGACCCGAACAAATCAAATGAAACTTCTCCGGTTCCCCAATTGACGCGTGCTTGCTGTACTTCAAAAGCCCGACTGATATCAGAACTGCTTACATAGTCACGAAGCTGGTCTGTCTCAAGGCGAACGATATCCCCTATCTCGATACCGTTCATCTTGTGGAGACACTCAACGGTCACTAGCTCAGGTGGCCCTGTGTAACGATCCCTCGCCGAGTCACGGAGCATGGCTAAGTTAACTTGGGTACTGGTAGAACCATGGAGCATTTTGAACTTCATCTCAAATGGAACGGCAGCCCCGTGAGTAGAAATACTATCCTGGTCTATTAATGACGATCCTCGCGTAAATTTTCGTTCTTTATGATCCCAATTCCATTCTATATTGAACTGATTATGGACTTGCGTCATGTCGTGGGTAAGAACGCCAACGCTTACTATGTTGCTATTATCAAGCAATGCAATATGTGGTGCATCGTGCAAAACACTGCTCATCCGTCTTAGGCCAAGTTCACCTGTAGACGTTACTGGAAGGAAGCACCCAGCCAGTAGAGCCAGCTCAGTTTCATAAAACTTCTTACCATCAACCTTGGACAGTCCTTCGCCCCTGCACTGGAATCCGGCAGTAGGGTCAGATGGGTTCCACAGGTCATTGCCGATGGATGTAAACTGCGCAGTTGCAATGTAAGCTGTATCGATGTTGAGGTGCCACGTCGATGGCAGAGTCTTTCCTGTCTGGCCCCACAGATTACCAGTAAGCACAGCATATAGAATCTTTATTACTGGGCCTTGCAGATAAATGAATTCTTCGACCTTCGTCCTACGGTCTACATCTGCAGTAAGATCAACTTCATGATCCGTTTCAACCGTTCCTAGAACTCCGCGCGTACATCCTGTGAATTGCTCAGTACCAGAACCAGTTATTTTCCCCGTATAGCGGATGACTTCATCTTCGATCTTGATATATCCGACTGTTGAATTAGGAGCATCGCCATAAGAAGCGTCATGCTCTAACATTTCAAATGCAGAGGAATCTGCAACTGTTATTGTTGTATCGCCTACACTGACATTAGATTTGAGCGTTGTTTCACGTGGAACAAATATATTCTTTCGTGCTGTACGCTGAACATCATTGCAAAGAAACGTGTAGAGCCCAGAATTGTATGTGATCTTCTGTATCAGCTGTGTTCCACCTGGGGGCAGAACATAGTCAGCCCAAGCAAGGTCAGCGTAACCGATGTAAATGCGTATGCGCTTTCCGCGCAGCCCATCGCCAGTTGGGATGCCGTCAACGACGCCAAGCTTTGACCCTATATATGCTGTCAGTGATCCGCCAACGTCAACGGCAGGTATCGTCAGTGAGCCGATTGTGGCTGCGGCTTTTAGTGGGTTGAGCTTCTGCGATGTGCCGGACGGTTGCTTTAAACATCCATATACAACGTTTGCAGCTCCAGTAGGTACCTCGCAATCTGCGTGACTGGTCAAATACCAGAGATCAGTGTTAGCGTTGTCGAAGGCTATTTCGACCGTGAACCGTGGCTCTTTTACGGAGGAGTTGTTGCTGGCGGCGAAGTTTGCAGGGTAGTCGATCACAGCTCACGAACCTTGAATGATGTACTTATATGTCTTGGGCCAGTCGTCTGTTCTTGGTGGCTATTAGATTCAAGAGTGCATGTGCGCGGTTCATCTGGCGATGCTATAGTTCCATATGGGTCGAAAGTGAACTGTGCGCCGCTAGAAACTGATTCCAAGAACCTGCGAGTTTGATCAAAATTATCACGGTCAACAATTCCAGTAGTTACATCCCACATGACTTCATCGCGCTGCTTCAAGAATTCACGGGTGCCATCAATCGATAGCCTAACTTTCCCGACGGTGTTCCCTCCACGTGTAAGAACTGAAACTGAATCGAAGTCCAATGAATATTCTTCACCGGCCTGAGTATACATTCTGTTCTTTTTGAACAGATGCTTCTCTGATTCATATATCGCCTTTATTTGGGCAGCGGTTGGTGCGTAGTTCAGAACGCGGAAAAGTGCCTGGCTTGCAGCAGACCAATTTGGGTTTGACGTTGAATGCCTGCGGCCTATCATCAGCGTCTCAGTACCAACGAGAGTTATATCTTGCGTAGAAACTTTTGAAGCTGTCAGCGCACCATCCAAATATGAGTAAAGGTTCCCGCTGCTTTTAACCATGACAACGAAGTGCCATTCGTCAGTAGTCCAGCTTCCGGCGCTTAATTCCGATGCAGCGCCGGTTATGTGTGTGGCCACATACCAGACGCTTGGGTCTGCGCCAGTTGCTATATAGAATCCGCTGTCTGCGTATGTGTTTATGGACGACGGGCCTCCTAACTCAATAAAGTTATCATACGCGCCGCTAACACTGCTAGGTTTGACCCACCCCATAACACAGAAATCACCAGTCCCGAAATCGAGATCAGCGTTGTATGGTTGCTCAAGGTAATTGCTCGCTGAAAATCCTGAATACGCCACCAAACCAGAACCAGGGGCAACCGCTGACTTGGTGATAGAGCCATAAACTCCAAGTCCATTGTTGCTAGTCGATAGGTCGGGGTCGGCGAGTCTGACTGATACATTGTCGATGCTCCCGACAAATGCAGCCGAATAAATTTCTAGGACATCACTCGCGGTCGGGGTGATTGTAATAAAATAAGTTCCCGCAGCATTGTAATTTGGATTCGACCCTGCAGTTATCCCTGTAGAATTTGAAAACCTTAAATTACCTGATGTATATGCTGTAATTTCAAGCTTGCAGATGTAAGTCTTTCCTGGCGTTATAGGAATACTTGAAATTGTCTGTAATGCGCTGATTGATCCAGAATTACTAGCGACGCCGCTCGCAATAGTCCACCCAGCGCCTTTCGCCCAATCGGTATCAGTCGCAAAGTCACCATTAGTCACCAGCTCCGACCCTGTGATCGTTTCCTCTGTGGTATCAGTAAGCCACGCGCCCTTTTCGTCGCCGAGTAGCTTGAGTCCCTTGGTCGCGGTGTATGTTACGGAAGTCATTCTTGAAGCTCCTGGAACTGTCGTGAACTACGTCCAATAATTGTCACATCACGGTTATCTACGGCATCACGGATTCCATTGATTACCTTTTCCTCCATGTATTCATCCCACCCATATTGATCGCCTATGAACTGTATGGTTACTGAACCACGATCTTCATTTGGGAGTGCTGGCAATTGACCAGGGGTGTTACCGAACGAACCGCCAACGCCTGGTATCGATCCTCCGCCATTGAAACTCGCCGCATTGATAGATGCGATCTGCGCAGCGCCAGATGCTGCAATGGCTGCTGCTGCTGCTACCCTAGCGAAGAACGGTTGTATGCTTATATCAGACAATGTAAGCGTTACTGCTGCTGCGGTATTGACTATGGCTGCTGCTCGCTGCAGCTTCTTTGAATTTTCAAAGCTCTTCTTGGCTCCAGCCTCACTGTTACGCTGGCGATCTGCCTCAATCTTCTTCAACTTTGCATTTGCTTCAGCCTCAGAAATTAATCCACTGTCAAGTTGTTCTTGAACAATGTCTGCACGGCGTCTTGCATCTTCTTCTACTTGTGCCAATCGTGACTGTGATTTAGTCTGCTCTATTGACGCCAATGATGACATAACACTTGCAAGGTCTTGCGCAATATCAACCCCCTGTTGTACGCGTAACATACGCATATCTTGCACATATTTTCCGCGTAAAGCTTTAGCTTTATCAAGGATAGATTTGATTGCAGTTAATTCTGTTGGCTCTAACTTTTTATAAGCTTCTGTGACAATTGCCATACGACGATCATAAGAAGCTTTTATATTTTCTTCTTCTGTCTGTAAAAATCTATCTACCTCGCCAAGTCCAGGAGTCTTTTTTGATTTGTCTAATTCCTTCTTTAGTTTTGCAACAGCACGTTCGTAAGTTTCCACAGATACCGCGCCAACCTGGAACAAGCGATTTAAAGAGTAAATTCCGTCTTCAAATATATCGTTAGCGTCCCTTGAAGCAAGTGTTACTTTCGCACCTTCCTTCATCTGCTGACGCAGAATTTCTAATGCTCGCGTCTCGCGCTCATAAGCTTTCTTCTTTGCTTCTGTTTCTGCCCGCTTTCTACGCCCTGCTTCTTCAGCTTCTTCTTCAGCCTTCTTCATTCGCTGAACTGAAGCTGTAAGTCTATCTTGCTCCTGTTTTGCTTCGCGCCATGATTCACGAAGCTGATCAAATACAGATGATTCAGCGCCACCTGGCTGACTGGCAACACGATTCATGCTTTTTTCAAGCGCCTGAACCTGGTGGTTTACAGCAATCAATTGCTGTTCAAGTGATGGGTCTATCCATTGAGTTACATTTTCAACGCCCTGTGCAAGAGTATCAAAAAATGATTGAGCAATACTTTTTGCGCCTGAAGATTCTCCAATTACTTGAAGTAGTTTCGTCCAGTTCTCGCCTAGCGTATCTATTGAAAACGCAAGGCCCTGACCACCACCAACGCCGCCTATAGTCTCATCAAGTACGCGGAATATTTCAGCCTGTGCACCAGCAAGGTCACCAGCCTGCTGCATTGCAACAATCATGTCGCGGGTCTTTTTATCAAATGCAGTAATCTTTTCAGCTAATGATTCTAAGCCACGCGATGGGTCATCAAATGCACGACCAAATTTAACTGTTGCACGAACAAGATTCCCGCCAAATACTGCTGCATAATCTTGAGACAAGCGCATGATGCGCTCGAATGACTCTCCTGCTACATTGGCATAGGTAAGTAGCGCTGTAGCTGCTCTGCGCGTATCTTCTTGGCTCGCCAAGGTATCCTTGGCAATTGAGAATGCCATTTCGTCAATGGCGTCTGCCGTTAAACCTGCTGAATTACCTGTGGCTTTTAGTACGCCGTCTATGCGTATCATTGCCGCTTCATATTCACCAGCAGCAGATATTGATTTTTGAAGTATTACAGCGAGTGAAGCAAGACCAACACCGGCAATTAGAACTGCTGGATTCATACGGCCGATAGCTGCGCCAACAGCATTTATACGGCCTGCTACTTGGCCAAGAGGACCTTCTAGGACAGCTGCTGATGACGCCAGATTGCGGAGGTTATTTTGTGCGCTCTTAAACGCCTTAGCCGTTTTATCTTCGGCCTTCAGTGTAATCTTCGGATCTTTATTGTTCTTCGCCATTTATATGCCCGTCGATTATGCGCATTGATTCTGTGTAGTAGTTGGGCTGGTCCATAGAGCCACCGGCGAATGGGAGAATCTGTTTACAATAGTCACCATACAATTGGACCATAGTATTTGCACGCGAGTCTGATAGCCCTTTCAAGCAAACTTTGCTCTCAAATACGATAGACCCTCTCGACTTGACGACCCACTTCGGGAATGGTGCCGGGTTATCGTTATTGCAATGACGACCCCATTTGCATGTCACACAGTCAAAGTCTTTTGCATTACGTGCTACTTCGACTGCGGCTAGGATTTTTTTGCGTCTTCGTCCCCCACTGAACTAAGCCCAAGAATAGTAATGGTGAGAACCTGTACAGATTCAAACGGGATGCGCTCAAGGTTTTGTAACTGTGCGCTAACGAATTCTACTTCGTTTCCGTCTTCATCCTTAAAGTTCCTCCATCCCTTGAGGCCGTAATATAACGCAGCACGGCACCCTTTTGCTCCGATAGTTACTGACCCATCGTCCTCGATGGTAATACCCTCACGGACTTCTTCCATCTCTAACCCCGTAAGCGGCTTTAACAGCCAATCAGTATCGTGAATAGTTTCCCAACTAGGGGCAAGTACCTTGCGTGCAGTTGCCATGTACTACTCCATCATGTGAACTGAATAGAAACTTCATCGTCGCCACTCGATTCAGCAGCTCCGAACCCAAGATCATACGTCCTGACGCCACTACGGTCACCAGGGGCAATAGAACGATAACTGACAGCAGGCATACTAATGGCGAAGCGGTTATATTGGGTTGAACCGATAGTGCCAGTTGACAATGCCATTGATTTGCCGCTGCGAAGATTAGCTTCGAATGCCTCAGTGGCTACCAACACGGCCTCTGGATCAAAAGAACCATTTACGTCACGCTGAGTGATCTGCGGGACTGAGTAGCCATCTGATTGGTTCATGTCAGGTGGCGTTGCCACGGTGTTGCCAAGCGAGAAAGCAAGGCTTGAAATTACTGCTGAATAGCTGTCAATAGAGAACGAAGCGCCGATTACTGGCGGGGGAATAGTCGAATCATAAGTAGGACTAACCAGCGATACATCGGTCGGTGATGAGCTATGTCCTGTCATCTTAAATGACACAATTCCACGACCACCTACCTCAAGCTTAAATTCGGCATCTCCTCGCGCATCAGTTAGTTGATACAGAGTGCCGTCTTGATAGTAGTAAATCGTAACCAGTTCATGACCTGTGCTGGCTGGCTGGTAAGTCACTGACTCTGATCCAGCTGTGGTAACGACGGTACGACCGAGACCACAGGCACCTAGCAGAGCGTCCATCTCAGGCAGAACTGAAGCGCTATAAGCAGACCCTGGTCCTTTCATTTCTATATCGAATGATACAGTTCGAAGTGACCCTGCATAAATATGTTGGAGTGATCCAATATTTGCGCGTATAGCAGGCCTTTCGACCATGCGGAGTCCTTCTTGCCCCCAGTTAGGACTCTCAACTAATACAGCATCTGTGCTAGCCGATGGGACAACCGGGGTTCCTGCGACTGCCTGTGTCTTTACAAGGATGACTTCACGATTGACCAACATTGCTGTTCACCTCTTTATCTTTCGGTTTTTGCTTCGCGGAAGAAGATTGCTTGTCCTTATCGTCCACGATAACTGTACCGCCGTGGCGGACTTTCGTTTTTATACGTTGATTCATGCTAGGCTCCTGGATCAGTTTGAGATGAGCGATACTGGACCCGCCAGTACATATCCATCGTTGCCGTCGGGGTCTCGCCATCGGATAACAGAAGCGGCTCTGTTGCCCCTTGCGGGATCGTTGTTATGACGAATGACAACCCCTGCTGGTAATCTGCCATGAGCGCCACATGCACCTCGCGGCGGATCTTGTTCAGTTCTGTTTCAGCCTGGTCTGCCGTCTTGACGTGCGCCGTTACCTTGATTGTTAACTCACTGTCGATGAAAGCGTAATTCTCAAGTCCATAATCACCAAGTGGAGTATCAGCGCCCTGATAGATAGTTAGTGCCGGGACTTCCGTATCCTGTAGGCCATAAACTCGACCGCGAAATACGTTAGCGCCGGTAGTTGCCAGGCCGGTAAGATTGGCGAGTACCGCCACCATGATCTGTTCTACACGGAGGGCCATTAGACTTTCTCCAGTTGCAAACGAACTGTGCCAAGTTGATTATCTTGAACCCCAACAACCTTAAATTCTTGGCCTGTTGAATCGAAGTCTTCGGCAAAAACAGTAATTTTCGCTCCGTGAGTTATATCTGATACTGTAGATTTCTCGCAACGGAAGATTGGGGCGTAAACTTCAATCCCATTTTCATCAAATGCCGTTGAACTGAAAATGCCGTTTACTGACACAGTGCGGTTAGATCCATGTGGAACACCGCTCTTGGTATAGGTAACTGAATCCCAATCAGCAAATACGCTTGCTAAGTCACCAGGTTGAACAACGCCGTTGGCCATTTGATAGATGGCCCGCCGAAGCGGGCCGCCAGCTTAGATTCCGGTACCAGTGCCGGGGGTCAGCTTAACCACACCAGTGGTTGCCGCAGAGGCCGCAGCGGCAGTAACCACGCCACAGTTCGTAACGTCTCCAGCAGCAGTAGTAATACCCTTGCTGAATGCAGATGCAGAAGCGTCCCAATCAACCTTGTCACCAACTGCCCAGGCAACGCCTGAGATTTTCGGAACTGAGAACGATCCTTCAATAATAACTGTCCCAATACCATTGGTAGCGGCGATATCTACCACAGCAATACCAACCACGTCATTCATAGCAACAACGTCATTAGAACTGATTGCGGAACCAGTGTTAGCGTATTCGATGGTGGTCGCATCACTTACAAAATTAGTAGCCATTTAACTTTCCTCTTGATTTTGGCCCGCCGAAGCGGGCCGATTAACTAATGACTTTGATTACGCGCCAGGGTTCTTGTAACCGCCGCGGTACTCAATCGGAGCAACACCATAATCAAGGCGAACCTTCAACCTTACACCGTCTATCGTAAAGCCGTTTTCCGCCTCTAAATAAGGAGTCTCCTGACCATCAAGAAATGCAACTTCGATAAGAGGAGCAACCATTTGATCGGCAACCAGATACCATGCAGTAGTACTTGCCGCATCAAGCCTGACTTCTGAGACAACATCAAGCGTATTACGATGAATATTTGGCTTCTTACTGTTAGCCTGACTGTAGTCAGTTTCAGAAGCCACAAACGTCAGTGCCTCATCTTCGAGAGAAGCAGGAACAAGCAACGTTTTCGCTCGAATATCAAGATAGTCATTGCCGCTAGGGTCCATCTGAGTGCGCATCGCTTTCTTGCCTGCGCCAATAGTAGATACGCTAATAGCTGCACCAGTTCCTGCAAGGTTATTATGCGCTGTCCCGAAAATAGGATTTCCATCATCCATATTTGCGTTGTTGTTAATGACATTGTAAACGTCATTACCAACTGCCCTAGAAGCAGCTCTAGCAAGCTTGCTAGTATTTCTCATCAATCCGCCAAGATCATCATTAATGATCATTTGGCGAGTCAGAGATATCATGCGTCCCTTAGTTTCTGCTGTGATAGTCGAGTATTCCTCGCCGAGTGTCCCGCTAGTGTATTCTCCGCCTTCACTAATAGTCTCAAGGTCACTAAAGGAACCAAGCAAAATTCGCTTATTCTGCTTGAAGTCTGGAACACTGGAGACGTCGGCAATATTCCTCCACGTCTCCTGCATTGCGGAATATTCAGCTCGAAGCTTTTTCCCGATTACATTTTCCAGGAGATATGGTAGGTCAGATGTAGAATGGGTAAACGCAGCACCAACAATGTCCATCCTACTTTTGCCTGCGAGACTTACACCGCTCATCCTCAGCGAATGTGCAGCAATCTCGAAGAGCGAATATGCACGAAACTCATTCTTCGGGTCATGCTCAATCACACCAGCTTTCATAAGCAATGCATTAAGAGCGCCCTCACGGAACCTTTCCCTTGGATCTCCCATGGTGATCCTGCTGCCCCCGGCCAAAGACTCACGCCCTTCGCCAAGCGCGGCCAGGAGCTTCGTGTTAGCCGTAGCAACATCGACAGAGCGGTCCTTCAGGCAAGCTTCAAGTAAGTCTCGATGGTCTTCAATGTAAGGCTTGAATGAGCCCCTGATGGCATTCTGACGTTCTTCCTCTGCCTTCAAGGCTTCTTCAGCAGCCTTTGCTTTCAGTTCTTCGATATCCGGCTCACTGACGCCGGCATTGGTATCCACCTTTTTATCAGGCATGACATTTTTCCTCTTAATAATGTCGGACTTGTTACCCGACGACAAAAGTGGCTCCGGCACATGCTGGAACCGTGAAAGGTCGAAATGTGCGGCCATTTCAACCCGGTCAGTAATTTCATCAGCGAAGCCAAACTCAACTGCCTCTTCTGCGTCGAGCCAGGTTTCATCGTCCATCATGGCGCTGATTTCATCTTCAGACATACCAGTTCTTGCCGCATATGCGCGGACTAAGCCAGCCTTGAACTTATCTGATACTTCAGCAGCCTTTCGTAGTTCTTCGGCATCTCCAACGGCTGCACCCCAAGGGTTATGGATCATCATCATGCCGTTTTCGGCGATTGATATAGTGTCTCCAGCCATGGCGATAAGACTGCCCATTGATAACGCGACGCCTTCGATCTCCACAGAAATATGCGCAGAATGCTTCTTCAGGATGTTGAAGATTGCGTTCCCGTCAGCCACATTTCCGCCTGGCGAGTTGATCTTTACAGTGATATTCGAGACATCACCAAGCGCTTTTACGTCATCTTTGAACTCTTTTGCTGTTAAGCCCCAGCCTCCAATCTCGTCATATATCGAGACTTCAGCGTCGCCTTTACCAAGCGCTTTAATCGAAAACCAAGATTTATTTTTTGGCATTATTTCCTGCCCAAATTTGAATAAATGCAGCAATTACGCGGCCTTGTAGTAAATTAAGTATTCACTAACATGGCGAGCAAATCAAGTATATTGAAAAAGGTTGTTGACTGGGCGAAAATCGCTTGCTAGAGTCTTTTCTAATTCATCTCATAGATGTGTAAGGCAAAGCTATAAGGCCATTCTTAGAGTGGTCTTAGCGCTGACCACTAAGCAGCTTACTTACAAGATGAAGGAGAAAACAATGAGCAAAAGCGCTTTACGCCGAGCTAATGGAGAACGCGCTAAGGAGGGAAAACCATGAAAGCTAGTGAGCTAATAAGCGAGATTCAAAAGATCATCGACAAGCACGGTGACTTAGGCGTGTGCCTCTGGGACAGAGAATTGCTGATTTATACAAATCAAAACGAAATAGATCTTGTTGACTTAGACGAAAAAAACTCTGCATCGGATTTTAGCCGAAGTGAACTCAGAGGCACCTTTATTGTAATTAACTAGGATCAGGCGAAATATCAGAGGAAAATCCGTCTTCCTCGTCCTGTGCCTTTTCACGCTTGACCAGCTCACGCACCTCATCAGGGTCTTGACCGCTCTGGCGGATAGCCTGGCTACGGGCAACGAGACGTAGGTTCAGACGCTTCTCTATGCCTTCAACTTCCTTCTTGGGATCAATCCAAGGCATAGCTGGACGCGAGTGATCGACGTCAAACATCGTATCTCGGTCAAGATCTGACGGCGTATCTACCGCACCAGAAGCGAAAGCCATAGAAACGAAGTCTTCCCAAATAGGCTGGCATACAGTCCGTACAAAATACATCCATAATGGGCCGTAGTGCTGATATGCCTCTACAAGCTCTTGGCGCTGACTGGAATACGAGCCGTTGTAGTTCTTGGCGATGCTTGAGAAAGCCGCGCCAATGCCTGACGCCGCAGCCCGCATATTGTCGTCACGAAACAAAGTAACCTGTGAATTAGGCCGATTGCTGGATATTAGGCCAACATCCTCGCCTTCACGCAGGTCATCAAAGATTATGCCTGGCTCAAAATCAATCATGCGGAAGTTTTCTCCGCTTTTTGGGGAGACGTAATTATCAGGATTGCCTTTCTTGATGTAGCCTGTCATAGCCGCCGCTACTCTAGCAGCAACACGTTCAGACTCTTCAATCTCTTTGATATCCTCAAACCGTCCGAGTACCGTTGCGAACACTGACACGCCGCGAGTTTGTCCGATACGCTTCACCATCTTTGGATGTAGGATAGCCGACGCCTTGACACGCTTTGTCTCGGCCAGCATCCCGCCGAAACCAACATAAGATCCGGGGTGCGTTTTGTAGATGTAATAGTTTATTGGTCTGCCCCAGGCGTTCTTCTGAACCCCCTGAACGATACCCTTTGCATCATCGTCGAATGTCATCGGCAGGAAGTCCGCCTCCATCATCTCGATTGAGAATGGGACGATTGTTCCGTGGTCTAGGCCACGAACCTTGCCTAGTAGACGTTGTGCCAATACTTCACCGTCGCGATACAGCGAACGTGCGAGCAGACGCTGTGCCGTGTAGAAGTCGAACTCCCATGTTACTTCAGGTCGCTTTACCCAGTCGCGGTGTAATTGGCGAAGCTTAGAATTGACATCCTCCAATAAATCGCCGTTCAGCGACTTGATCTGCGGGTCAGGGCGGATGCCCATGCCGACGACGTTATCCACCAGCACGTCAAGCGCACCGGATGCTATGTCGTAGTTTTCTTCTAGGTTGCGGGCTTGGTCTCTCAGGCTTTGGATGGCTGCACGGTTCACGGTGTCGGCGCTACCTGAAGACTTTGTTGCTTTCCTTTGATGTGTTGGCGTAGCAGCTTCATATTTAGCACGCACAAGTGCTTGCGCCTTCATGCGGCGCATTGCATAACCAGGGAAAGTTCCAGCGAGCCATAAATCTAAGGCCTTCACTTGTTGAACCTCGCTGTAGACATGCTTATACCACGCGCACCATCAGCTTCTCGCTGCAGGATAGCGACCTTGTTCTCCCAGAAACGCAAATTTTCCCTGACCTCAGATGCATGAGCGCGGGTAAGAGTTCTGTCATCCATGGTGTATGACTGGTTTTTTGATACCGCTGTATCTGCTGCGATCCAATTTGCCAAAGCGGCCTCAGCTTGGGCGAGTGTTATCCCAGCCATGATTATGTCCTCGTTGCTGCGATTACAGCTGACTCACTATGGTATTTCAGGCCAGATCCACCATCTGCGTCCACAATAACCGTATATGAGTCACCGGCTGTAAGGCTGAGTGTATCGGCGAGCGTGGCGCGGTAGATTCCGTTCGACGAGGCAACGTAGGCCATTGACCCTGAATCCACTGTCGCGCCGTTAGAATCAACCAACGAATACGTTACAGTAGCAGAGTTGATGTAGGTGCTGTCCACCGAATTAATGAGACCACTTAGCGTCAAGACACTATCGTTGCCGACGTATAAAGTCAGCGTAGCCACAAGATTACACCGCAGCAGAAGTGAAGGTGGCGGTTACGTCCAGCGTATCTCCGCTGCCAAGGGTCTTATCACCACCGCTAAATGCCCCTGCTGCATACAGCATGCCAGTTGTTCCTCCCTTTGTTGCATCAGACACAAGGAACGCTCCACCAACTGTTGCGGTAGCGTTTATGGAGAACGTAGCTGTGTTTGCAGAATTACTGACAGACTGGTTTGAGACGCCTCCATCCACCCAAGTAACACGGGCAGCCTCTGTGTAGGATGTGACTTCTGCCCAGCCTGCATGAGATGCCATGGTATCACCTGCAGCAATGGTAGGAGTGCCGTCTGTCAATCCAACATACCAAGTTGTGATTTGCGTACCTGCTGATAGCGTCGCATCAAGAAGATGATCGAGGCCTGCATTAACCACGATGTTCTCCCATTCATCTCTCCATTTTACATTGCCATCTGGGCCACGACAGATGGCCGTCCAGTGTCCGATTACTTGCGCATCACCACTGAGTCCGGAAACGCTATTTACTTTGGCGGAGATAGAATCCCCAAATTCGCCCTTATATTCCATGATTCACCTCGTTATGGACAGACTGTAATTGTCCCATCTGCAGCAGGGTCTAATATGATACTTGCTCCTACTGCCGCAGATATTGAAACTGCAGCAACTAGACAGCCTATGCTGCCTCCGTATGAAAATGTCGCGCCAAACTCAGCGCCTCCCATAATATTACCAGATGCCGCATAACTAGCAACGTAAGCATCACCCAAGACAGAGTCTGCAGTAAGTGTCGCTAGCGCCTTGACCGCCGTAACGAAACTCTCTGAGTTCGCAGTCCCGGCGGATATTGCCGCAGAGATTCCGGCCCCGACGGCCGCAGAGAATGTCGAGCCAAGTGCGGTTGATGCAGACAGGCTAGCATTGGCTGCCGCCGCCGAGCTAAACATTTCACCGATAGATACCCCATCAGTCAAAGACGTGAGCGCCGCCACCGCTGAAGCGAACGCATCCGAAGCCGAAGACCCCGCCGTCATTGCTCCAGTTTGTCCGCCAGGAATCGTGACACTACCTGCGTATGTGTCCCCAAACTGCACTGCACTTGCAAGGTCAGCTACTGCCTGCACACTCGATGCCCAAGCCTCACCTGCCGCCAGCCCGTCAGATATCGCTGCGACAGCATTTGCCAAAGCCGATTGGGCGGCTGAAGCTGACATTCCGTCCGTAGTTGACACCACGATAGCGGCGGCGCCGGCGTCTGAGTCCGCTGCTCCGGCGCCCTCTGTTATGCTTGCTGAAGCTGTGGCTTTACTTGAAATTGCAGCGGAGACAGACAGCCCTGAAGACAGCGTTGAGATGGTAGTTGCTGCAGCAGAAAACGATTCACTTGCGCTGCTGCCAGCAGATAAGCTGCCTGAAAATGTTGCCGCATCCGTTGTAAAGCTAGCGCTCGTGACGACATTTGACTCATTACCTGCAGCATCATCCTGGACATAGTGTGCGTAATATGTAGTCGATGCCGTCAGCCCTGAGAACGTAACGCTCTGCGAACCTGTTGCAGTGACAGCCTGGCTACCTCCAGCCTTAATCGTAGCAGCTGATTCTGTGGCATTAGTCGTGGCAATAAAATATAGAGTGCCATTTCCCTCATCTGTCGTTACAGTACCGCTTGCAGTCGTGCTTCCGGTAGATGTTGCTGCTGGGTTAGACAGCGCTGGCGGAGTAGTGTCAGATGCTACACTATATGGCCCACCAAGCGGGTATTTGCCAAGTTCGGCCCAGCCTGCACCAGGCATATTAGATCGCCTCTAGCCTAGTTACAGCGCTATCTGCAATAACTTCCGCACGTCTCCATTCACCATATGTGAGCGTACTGATCTCAGTCACTGCTGGCCGTGCAATGTCTTCTATAGCCAGCATAATAGACAGCCACCTGTCACGCATACCGAGAATGAAATTAGCTGCGTCCGACACAGATGGTAAATTACTCGCATGCTGCTCACTTACCACGAACTCATAGCCAGACGTGTCTGTTAATTCAGTTCCCCCACTAGCGGCTACTGCAGCCAAATAATCTTTTGCTTGCTGTGCTTTAATGAGATAGATACCATCTTTTTCTGGATTTGCGTAACGTCGGCGAGTTTCATCAGCGGCAGATTTTACTCGTTTTATTGCATCTGTCTGGGCTGGAATTAGCGGGTCGTAAGCATCTATTGCTGCCTGTATGTCGCTCTCCGTGCCGCCTGAATAGCGGACACTTACTTTACCGCCCGGCTCAACAACCTGGTGCACCTCGTAGCCAAGAGTTTCTAGGTACTCAGGAAGCCCGAATTTATTCGCCAGTGTAACCATTATTGCAACTCCAGCAAAGTGAAGAAAGCTGCCTGATCTGCATTTTCAGGGGCCGCATTCCATACAGCGGTATCCGCATCTGGCATAGTTGTCCACCCAACTCTATTCGTGCCGTCGCGCAATGCTGTAGCGATATTAGTTGTGTCGCCAGCCACACCAAATGGTGTCCAATAGCGTCTGCGGCAATTATGTATCGTTGCACCTGCGTTTGTGTTCCATAGATAGCCGACGGCCAGGTCACGATTGAATAATCCTTCTACAGGAGCACCAAAATTAGCAACTATATATCCGGGCGCAAGTTCTAATGATACGTCTCCAGTCTCTGCAATTGGCTGGCCGGTTGGTGTGTAATTGGCATCTAGTTCATAAATGCCCCACCGAATCTTTGCGCCTGAGCCTGCACTTGCCGAAGACCGTAACCGAAACCTGATACCAGTTGCCACACCATCTACTGGCCCAGGATAGTGGGAAATAATACAATATAATAAGTTATTAAAATAAGCTCCGCTCCAGTTATCAGAAAATGGTGTGTACTTATTTACAACCGCCTGAACTGTATTCTGCGCTGTGTGACCTAATCCAGAATACCCCATCGGCAAATCAGCTGAATACGCTTCTGCGCTTGCACTGAGAGTAAGCTGGCTGCCAGTAGAAGAACCAAGAAATCTGTCTTGGATTAGATTTCCAGAGCCGTCGAGATACCATATTCCCCATTGATGTGCAGTTCCGTCCTCGAACCAAACGGCAAGTCTCTGTCCAACAGATGCGTTGGCTGAAAAAGCCTGAGCACCACTGACTGCACCGCCGAGGGCTACACTCGTAGTCCCACCTGCGGAAAGAGTCTCTCTTGTCCTCGGTAATACCCTAGCCATTATTTACACCATGAACCTTAGATAGTCGTTTGATAGCTGAAGTGTCCAGGAAGTATACAGCAAAGGTAGATTTGCCTAATATCTTAGCTACCTCTGACCTTGTTAAGCCGTGCACATAAATGAGTAATGCAACCTCTTTTTGTGCTGGCGTGAGCGGTGCAAAGAGTTTTCTTACATCTACCTCAACTTCCTGATCCGTTGTGCGTATAAGATCAAGATCGTAATCTGCTCTTGTCAGCGTCTTATTTCTTCCAGTAAGCTTATTTTTCCTGAGTAAGTCTATTAGCGCTCCATTGAAACGCTGCCATATCCATGACCATTTGCCGGCGTTATTTTCCGACGCTTGCCAAAGAACAATTCTAGCCTCTTGCTCCAACTCGTCGTCTGACAACAAAGAGCCATACTTCTTTTTCGCTTTTGCTGCCAGCCTGCCAACATCACTGTCGTCTATACGCACGGCGACTGATCGCCATTCGCTCTTGGTGCGTTGCAGATTGTTGCCTTGACGATGCCATCGACAAGCTGTGTCTCTTCTTCGGTCAGTGTCCGCGCTGGGCCGAAGAAATCGACCAGCATGCCTCGCAGAGTTCCGGCACCGATAGGGCAATCTATACCGCTGGCGGATGGTGTACACATTTCTGGGTAATTCGGAAACGGGACACAGTAGGCAGAATAAATCAATGCCTGCTCCCAGATTACCATACACGCAGCATTAGGCGTCGTGCCTATTCTCGACAAGTCCTCAATATCTGCGATAGGGAAATCTGAAATTGCCACGGATACCGTGTAATCATACAGATTCCCATTGACCGCCAGATTGGACGGAGATGGATTCAACGTGGCCTCAATGTTCCCTGACTTACCAGAGCCGACAAGATCACAGGCCGATAAAAATACAGCAATTAAGATGACAGTTAATACATTCATAGTTGATTCCCTACATAAATATTTCTTTGTAAATTGGCTAGTTTTTTACCTACGCATCCAAGATCCACGCCTACGCCCCATCCACCCAGATCCATGGTTAGATTGTGCTCCATGCTTCTCATCTTGAACTGCATCTTTCTTTGGCCTACTGCGTGGCGCGGTAGTTCCCAATATTCTTGCAGCAGCATATGCAAGAGACTCAGCATCAAGATAGTGATTATCAGTAGCCACTGCAACCCAAACAATCTTCCCGCTTGGCTTTGATACTCTTTGCTCGGCTACAATCTGCTTGCAATAGTCTTCGTCTGTATCCGACGATATAAACCACGCGCCTTTCTGATCTTTCGGCCACTCAACGCGCGAATGGACCCATGACTTCATTACGTCAGAATTAACATGCCAGAGTTGGATGCCGTTCTTGACGGTCTTACCACGAACATTTACATCAACCATAGACGCGCGGTAAGGTTTGTCCATCTGGTCATGTCCCTTTGTTGGGATTGCTACTCCTCTATGAAGTCTACAAAAAGAGTATACATCATCAGGCCGGTAACCAGAATCTATTGCCATTTTTGATATTGAAAGGCCGTTATAATCCTTGGAAATCAAATCGCCAAGCGAATCCCAAACATCATTTTTATCTGTCTCACCCCATAATTCACCGTGCTCAATCTTCCAGCTTGTTAGCCCCTCACCCCATCCTCTTACTGTGTAAACAACGCGGTTCTTTTGTACATCTACGCCAGCAGTCAAGAAGTTCACACCTTCAGGAACTTCACCGCTGCCGTACCCTAATGAACAATCCATAACGCGCTGCCACTCAGGGGCCTCACCGTGGACGCGGAAAAGCTCGCCAAGATCTGTGTTTAGAACACCTTTAAGTCTCTCAAATTCACCGGACAACGTAGCGCGGAGGAACTTACTGGCGATGAAACCGTAAGTTTTTTTCGGGCTGAATGACATTAGACCAGATACCCAGAATGAGTGAATACTGGTTGGGCGATGGAGATAATCACCAAACTCTACAAGCTCGCTCTTTTCCTGCTCAAAGTCATGAATAATGCAGGGGCCATCATCTTCGCCTATAGCATCTGGACGTTGACCCGGAGCTAACATGTAACCATGTGCGTTCATCCATGCCTTTGAACTATCCTTGTGGATTTCTCCACAATGTGGGCAGGCAAGGCCGGCTTTAGCCTCAGCGATCTCAGGTGTCGCCTTTTCAGGCCACGTCAATAATGAAAATCTTGGGATAAAATACTCACGGCACGATGGGCATGGAACGGCCCATTCATAGCGGCTTCCTTCTTGCCATAATCGCCACACAGTTGACAAAATCAGTTTTGGGTCCGCAACAGACCAGTGATCAAGTCCTGTGTCAGGATGCGTAAATGTATCTACAGTTCCTTCTGTTGGTGTACTTGTCACGCCTATGCGGCCATCAGGATAGACTGATGTACGCGCCTCAGTAAGCTCTACAGGCGATCCCTCGCCTTTTACATCCTGCTCCATACGGTCAACCTCGTCTACCAATCCTAGCACCGCAGAGTCTGATGCAAGTTCAGTTGCAGATCCTGCCCATGCCATACGGAACGAAACGCCTGATACGCGCTTATGGTGCTTCGTACTCTTATGCCCTTTCGCAAGTTTGTTCCATAATGACTCACATCCACGGAACATTTCCATAATTTTAGGCTCAACAACTGAGTCAATATTTGACTGTGTTGGTGCCACATAGATTATCGGTGCTGGATCGTCATCGAGGCGCGCTCCGATGATATTCTGCATGCTTAAACTCTTGCCCATCTGAGAGCTCATAACAAATGGGATCTTCTTGACGCCAGGGACAGAAAAGGCGCGAACTATCGGGATCATATATGGCGTTCGCCATGATCTGTACCGTCCTGGTTCTGCAGAACCAGCAGGCAATACGCGATTTTCATCTGCCCATACGTCAACCGTCCTCGGATTCGGTGCCCTTACCAGCATCGCCGACTTCTGAACTAAACCCAGAAGCAAACTCCTGGAGAGCGTCAGCTGTTTCATTCCTGATGCGTCTGCTTTCTTCAAAGATTTTTGCCCTTATCTCTGCTGGATCTGTAATGCTGGACAAATCGTTGGCAAGTCTGCCACCCAAAGCGTCAACTTGTGTCCCGTATATTACGGCGACTTCGCTAAGTATATCCTGAACATCCTCAACCTTGATTACTTCCCTGCGTGCTATCTGTGCTTCTACTTCTGCCTTATCTGCCTGAAACCGCTTGAGTCGTGCATCTTCTGCATTGCGGTCGAAAGCCGTTACCCTAGCTCCTTCAGGTAGGATCTTCTGAATTTCTGCGTTTATTTTCCAGGCTATCGCATCCTTTGTGTTAAACGATGATGCTTGACCACGTTTCGTTTCTGTAAGCGGCGGAAGGCCGTTTCTCATCCATAGTGTTATAGACCTGTCTGTGACGCCAAATATCTCAGCGAGCTCACCCTTGTTAACAATCTTGCCAGTTCTTGCCATTATTTAGTTATCCTGTTGATTTGTCTAGAAAATTCCTTTTCAAACCGCCCAATTGCCATTGGATATAAAACTTCCTTTGCTGGCCTATAGTCACGTGGAAATGCAACAAAAGCCCTACGCAGTGACGTTCCGAATACTGGCGCTATTGGCTGACGCAGTACTGGTTGGCCTTTCCTAGGACCACGCTTTATAACTTTCCCAGCGTAACGACCTTTCGTTGGCCTTACTTTCTTAGCCCCATGAACACGCTTGAACACAGTATCTTTTTTCCCGCCTCTACGCTGTACAATAAACGTCCCTTTATAAACCCTACGCCTTTCCCATACGCGCGCAGATACACCCTTTTTCATCTGCCTTGCTCTGAACGCAGACATATTTGGAACTCGTCTCTCGCCGCGAATCTCCATAGAAGCAACTAAATTAGTTGATGTCGAGAACGTCAGTTTTGTACGGTCAGCGATCTCTTTTTGCGTCATACCAATACGCTTAGCCATAAGCCGTTTTGTGTCAGTCAAGACGCCACGAATTGTTTTATTTAGCGTTCTGGTAACGGCAGTAGGAAGCTTCTTTCTTTGATAGTTGAGCAAATTATTTGCTGCTTGCTCAACATCTATTTTCAGGTCTATTTCCATCGTTATAGTAAACCATTGCTAGTGTGTATAGGCAACAAATTGCGCCAAGTTTGCCTGCTGAAACATAAAAGTTAGTGACAACTAACCCGCAAGCCATTGATTCTATTGGATAGGAAGGCCTATAGGCGCAGAAAAAACTCTCGAAATCCGGGGCCGCGATACC